CTTTATGGCTTTAATCAATTCGGCTAAACGCTGTGGGCTAAATCTGCCTAATAAATCAGTAACGCCACTGCCTAAAAATGATACAAGGCCAAAGCCCGGTATCGACTTAATTTGTTCTTTGAGATACACAATAGAATCAACAAAATTAGCAAGTGACTTGGCAGCACTTTCAATACCAGTGGCTAGGTTATCGATGTTTTTATCTTTGCCCAAAGATGTTAAAGCACCTATAAGGCTTGTTCCAATAATCTCTTTAGCATTATTTGAAGCAATGCTTAGTTTGTCGATCGATCCTGCAAACGAATCGGCCGATGTCTTAGCTGCGCCTGCAAACGTAACGGCTAACTGATCTGTTATTTCTTTAAATGACTTAGTTTTAAGATCGGCTTTAGATATGCCAATACCTAATTTGCTAAGCGTGGCATTATTGCCTAGATAAGCCTTTGATAGCGCAGCTGTAACTGACTCTAAATCTTTACCAGTATTTGCGCTTATATCCATCGCGATACCCATTAAACGTTCAGTTTCAGCTGTATCGCGTGTGGCTATTGCTAACTTTGTATAGGCTGGGCGCAACTTGTCATCGATTATGCCAAATTCTTTTTCAATGCGCTGTATATAACCTTCAGCGGTTGCTGCATCTCGACTTAGGCCTACGTTTTTAAGTGCCAGGGCTAATTGCTGTTGAGCCTTTTGATCCTCAGCTGCAGCCTTTACCGATGCCTTGGCATAGGCCAATACTTTAGCTGTGCTAAATGCGACTCCAAAAGTCTTGGCTAAATTTTTTACGTTTTTAGATAATTGGGCTGTAGATGTATCTGCCTGTTTAAATGCTTTTCTGCCAGTAAATTCGGCAGCTATATCAATTCTTACTGATGGATCAACGGCCATTAGTTATACCCCACAGCCCGATTAAACTTATCCCTAGATACTTCAATAGCCTTAAGAATAGCTGCGTTAGTCTTGCCGCCATCCTCTGACCATGCTCTAAATATTGCACGGCCTTTCATCTTTCGGGATCTACGGCCTGCGCCTGTTTGATTATTAGCATCTACGATCTTGCTGTACTGGTTCATAGATTGCACGAATAGATAACCAGCCTCTGGGTTATTGCTCTTGCCGTATTTTTTATTAGTGCTTGTCATATAACGATATTCGCCAGCCCCGGTGTCGCGGCGATAAGTAGGGATTACAACCTCACGCATTTTTGCTTGCTCACGCCCAGAAGTATGTACACGGCCAGCAGTTTCATAAATAGCACCCGATGCGGATGCATTTTGAATACGAGCTAGTGATCTAAAGCCTGATCGGTTTACTCTACTAGGTGTAGTTTTGTAACCAACGCCGCCTTTAGCACCTCTGCCATCCCATACTGGGAACTTGCCATTACCAGATGCTTTAGCCCAGCCCGATAACGGGGCTTGCGATGGAATAAATCCACGAGCCTTAGACACGATAGGTTTAAGCAAACTAGCCATTTCTTTTTGCGTATCTTTAGCTAGATCGGGCGTAAATTTCTTTAGGGCTTTACGAAGTGCGATTCCGCCTACTACCTGTGCTGGCATCTCGCATCTCCTTGTTTCGGTCTTTCATCGCCTGCAATAAAGTCTTAAACATCCTGCTATCTAGTGCTAGTAAATCATTGGGCGCGATACCCGTTTCCAAACTGATCCGTGCGACCAAGTAAGTAAACGAGTCACGCCCTATAGTTCCGGGTCATCATCCAAGACCTCAACCTTTTTAAGTGTTGCTAAGAACGGTGCACCGAACATTGGCACGGTTTCGCCTGCAGCTCTTAAACACTCCCACGCCAACCAGTAAACATCTGACTGCTTTTCATCATCGCGAAAGGCTTTGTGAAAACCTTTCTTTGCATATAACTCAAACGCGTATTCGATCGATGGTGTTATCTGGTGTTCAGATAACGATCCATCAGCCTTTGTGATCTTTAACTTAGCCATTTGTTAGCCCCTATTCTTTTTTATCAGCTAGTTGTAATTACGATTGGTGAATTACAAGTAAATGTAATTGATTGTGTAGCGATGTCTGCTACTGCGCCGTTAATATCTGTAGTGTTATTAACTAGGATTGTTGTGCTGTATAACGGATTAGTCGCAGATACTACTGCGCTTGTCTGCTTTAGCGTGATAGGTACTGTTGTACCCCATGCAGCTTGCAAGGTTGCGTTTACGTTTGCAGCAGCTGTATCGCTTAGGAAATCTAAAGTAATTGTGCTGGCCTCTAGACCCTTAACGAACTTATGAGCTGTATCGCCCATAGCAGTTACTTCAAGTTCATCAAATACGCGGTTAATTGTTGCGCTTGTAACGTGATCTGATAGAACTACTGAGTTCAGCGTTACTACAACGGTATTGCTTAAATATACGGCCATTTAGTTATTCCTCTGTTTTCTCGGTTGCAGGTGCTTTAGGTTTTGTATCTTTTACTGGTGCTGCTTCGATCTGCCCAATTTTGATTAAAAAGGCAATATCCTCATCTGTGTATGACATGGTTTTAACTCCAGCTCGTTAGTATGGATATATTAAATTCGGCGGTTAATAGATCGCCGCTATCAGCATTTAATACGCCAGGCGCGCTAACGCTAGTTATATTAAATACAAGATTGGATGCAGCTAGTTTTGTATAGGCTGCAACGATAAAATCCTCGATGCCCTGCAGATTGCCCTGGTTATCGAACATTGGCACAGTTAGCAGAATCTTAAAATTAGCCATAGGCGAAATAGTTATATAGCTGTTATTGCTTGGCGTTAGATATGGATCGGCTGGGATCACTACGCAGCTGTTAGCCAGGATGGTTGCAGGTGGGTATGCGAATACCGACCATACGCCGTTATTGGTTAAAGCCGTTGCGATGGTGCTACGCAGGGTTGTAATAGCCGCCGTAGGCATTTATCCCACCATGCTATTCGGATTTATATAAGGGCTGAGCAATCCGCGAATTTTGCCTATCATGCTGTTACCCATGCGGTAAGGCGATGGACTAAAGCCATCTAGTCCTACGCCCCCGGTCTGACTGACCTGCCTGGCCTGCCAAATATCAACGGCCAAGATCATCGCAGCTTGTCTAACGCTTGCTGTATTGACGTAGGTGGCTGTCTTTGTATCCTCGCCTGTAGCTGTGCCTGATGGCACTACGCGCCTAAAATTTTGATCGGCTGCAGTCTTAGCAAACTGAATAAAACTATAACCCTGTGGCTGTTGGTAATAATTTAGCTGCATATTAAATGCTGGCAATAAATTTGTAGTGCCTGTGCTAAATGGCAACGTGGCAGTAATTGTGTAAGTGCCATTAAATGTAGAGCCAGCCCCGGCAATAGTCACCGATTCTCCAACGGTAAATAAACCGGGGTTGGCCAACATTACGGTGGCAACGTTGCTTACCAATGCAGTCCCCACGACTGGCGCAGAATCAAACCAAAGGAAACTGTTAATTTGATCCTGTGCAGCTTGGCAGCACTCTTCGACCGTACTATCGCTGTAAAGACTTCCAATTCCGAGATTTGTGCGTAGCTCGGCAACAGTTACATATGTAGCTGGCATTATCGGAACTCCTTACTTAGATAGGGGTCGGTGGGCGAAAGGGCTAATCGCCCACCGACTATTAGGGTTATTTCTTAGGTGAAGTTGTAACGGATAATTCCCTTAGGCATCTTGGCAATTGTTGCCATGTAGCCATAGATCGCTACCTGTACCTGTAGGTTGCTTACAACGTTAACTGACATGTAAGCCTGTGGTGACTGGTAAACAGTAAATGCTTCTGGTGCAAGGATAATTGCTGAGTCATCTACTGTTGTAGTAGCTGCAAAGTTCTTATCGACATATAGATCTAGGCCAAGCACGTTGCCGCGAATTGAACCAGGTTGTGTTAAACCGCCTGCGTTCATTGGCTGAGATGCTGAGTAAATTGGGCGGCCGGTGGTATCCGATGCACCCATAAGTAGCTGCCATTGTGATCCATTGGCGATGTAATTCTGTGCATAGTAACCAGTTGCCTCATATACAAGGCGAGCAGCTTCTGATGCGTAACCGATAATGCCTGCTGATGTAGCAGCCTGTGCAGTAGTCGCAACAGTACCTGCAGTAATCAACGCAGCATTAACTGTTGTATCAAGTGTCTTTAGGTAAGCATTTTGTAGCTGGTTAGTTAGTTCTGCATAGAAGTTAGGATCTGATCTTTCTAACAATTCTATGCTGATGGTATTCATACCGCTGTACTTGTTTACAGTTCCACTTAGGTAAGCAGTTTCCATACCTGTATTTTGTACTGCGCCTGCCTCAGCTTCGACTGTTACAACAGGTGCTACGCCTGTACCGCCGCCTGCTGATGTAACAAGTGATGGCACGTTGATTGTCATACCGCTTGCTGGCAATACGCCGCGTGAACATGCATCGATTGATGGTGTACCAAAACGTGTATTTGTTGGGAACTCTGATAGGTACTGTGTTGGATTAAATGCAGGGTTAGTGCTAAAAGAATCATCTGCAGCTGTAACGTAAAGCATTGATTCTTGGTTGCCTAGTGCAGCCTTGATCTTATGCTCTGTGTACTTAGCCATTGATGTAATCGGTGTGCGTACTGTCTGGCTGTCTAATACGGATGGGCGAATAATTTGGCGAGCTGCTTGAACTGGTGCAGCCTCGACTGGTTTTTCTGCCGGTACATCCGGTGTATCAATAGGGGCTGTAGTCACAG